ATTAAATTTGCCCACATCGAATGCGCTCTGGCCGCCTCTGGACACATATGCCCATCACTGGCTGAGGCGTCGCAATCCAGAGGTCGTGCACCAGTCAACTCCATTTGCAGGATGAGCTCACCAATTTCCGAGCCATCCATGCCTCCAGTGTACAAAAATGGAAATGTCCGGTGCTTTCCGAACAACTCCGAGCACAGGTACTTTTGAAAGCAATAGTACTCAGCGTTGTGCTGTGCATTGAATGTGGAATGAAGGTCACCCGCAGATATCAACCGAGGCTTGATACCCTCGAAGCTCTTGCCCAACTTCTTCACCACCACCTCTCGCTTAACGAATGGTTGTATGGTGCTGTCAGGCGCCACGCCTCGAGCCAATCGCTCCTTGCCAGCCATGAACAGTCGTCGCTGCGCACCAGTCTTATTATTAAGGTACGCTTCGTCCTTCTGCTCAATGGTCCGGGCAGCGGGGTCGTAAGGATCCACGAACTCTTGCATCAGTCGAGCCAAAGCCAGAGCCGAATAGGTATACATCTCCTCCCTATCGAACTCTGGCACAGCCCGCAACGGTCCAACCAACTGCCTAGTGTAAACTGCCTTCACCAATGCTGCTTCCCCTGCTAAGCCTGTAGACTCAGCAATGTGAAGCTTATAAGGATTGGCAAAGGTAAACCCAATAGGATACTTGGTTCGACGTGCTCGTACCCGCCTAGTGGAGCTGTCTAGCTTCTCAAGGTTGATAAAGGTATCCGCCGTTCGATAATACACCGGTCCGTCCTTATCGTGTAATTCGAGTGCTTGTTGTCCAAAATAGTCCATAGCCCAGCCGCCAAGCGATAAGGAGTAATAAGCATCCCTAAAAGCCTCGAGCCAAGCTGAATGATCAGTTGCCTCTAAATAGGGAGCATCCTCCACGTCATAGCGAGGGTCCTTGGCAGGAGTTGAGGAAAACAAGCCGCGGAAAAACCTTCTGCAAGCGAAAAACCAGCGCGTTGGGTTGAAAATGGATAACAACGATGCCTCCGCTTCTTCTCTTGTCATCTCGTTTTGCTGCAGTTCCTGGAACCACTTTCGTAGTCGGTTATATAAGTGTTGATCTTTCCTGGTCTGCGCAAACTTGGCCCAGGATTCATTATACAACTCTGACACCCGGTCCACATTTTCAGCCGTTAAGTCCAATTTGGCGTTTGCCAACCACATTCTAAACCGTACCTTGCCTTCCCGATGCTGTTTCAAAGGATCAACATCAGAGGCATGAAAGTACAAGGCTATCTGTCCCCTGACAAGTTTCCAAGGATCTGGTTCTTCTCGCTTAGGAGGAATTAACTTGATCTTCTTGTCATGTGGTTGGGGCCGCTCCGCTTCCCGCTTCGGACTAGCGTCAGGTTCCTCCTCTGGTGGAGGAGGGATGTCGACGTCGTCATCGGGAGGGGGAAGGTGTTTGAAAGGACATTCAGCAGAACACTTCTTCCCATCGGACTCGCGCTGGCAAGGG